AGCAAGAAGTTATTTCCTAAGTCAAAATCTTTTTTAATATCTATCAATTGTGCCATTAGCCCGGAGCCTCGTAATATCCAATGTCAAAATTTTCTTTTGTACAATCTTTAACGGTTTGATCGTACCCTATTGTATGTAACTGTTGTTCAACATATTCGCACATGTTTTTAGTTGTCCCCGGCCAGTTGTTTTTACAGAAATGGCATAATTTTTGACATCTAAAATCTCTCCTTCTTGGATCAACGGGTTGTGGTTTGTGATTTCTTTGAATCTCTTCAAATCTTTTCTTTAGCATATCAAGAAATCTTTCTTGATCAGACTTATCAAAACACATACTAAATGGACCACCGTCTCTGGTAAAAAATATACTCATGATTGCCTGATCGTAATCTGGGTATAATTTAGATATAGCGTAGTTATACAACAACAACTGTGGATCGTCAAGTAGTTTTTCGTATGTTTTCTGCTCTCCCGTTGCCCAGTTCTTTCTCTGTCCTGTTTTCCAGTCTACTACTTCGATGATACCATCATCAATTTGAGTGATAAGGTCAACAGTACCCTTAATCGCTAGTTGTCCATCTACTTTTTTCTCATTAATATAATAACTAAACTTCGCCCAATCTTCTTCAATAGGTATATCAAAAGTTGGCTCTGTTGCTACAATATTTCTTTGCCTGGGATCAAATTGTCCGTCGTTAAACTCTAGCGCGGCATCTATCTGCGTTTTACAGAATTTGAAATCTGCTGGGAAATACTTATGTGTGCAACCTTCTTGATAATACTCATAACTTCTTTTAAGTAAATCGTCTACAAATTTCTTGGTAAATAATTTTCGTTTAGTAAACCCTACTTCACCAAGAGCGTCATCTACGACTGTCATCGTCTTTTCGTCTGGATGATCTTGAAGATATTTTTTGCAAGATGCGAGAACTTCCATAACTTTGTGAACCATTGTTCCAAGTTGCGCCTTTTTTCCAGATGGCGACCTGTGTCCCAGAACGTAAGTCATAAAGTATTGCATTTCACAATAATCATAATTACCATAACTAGAGCTACGGATATACGTTACAATCATATTAGCCCCTTATTTTATGGATACCACTGTTAGACTGTTCTGCCTGTTTTATTTTTACTTCTTCTCCAAGCCAGTCCCACTCCTCAAGAAGTCTTACAATTTCTTGATTTGTTTCGTTTATGCTTAGGTTTTTATTGTCTATGGTTCCATCAAAATTATCGTATGAATCTAAATTAGTTTCGCTGTCATGATCGTCAGAGTGTAAATCTCTAGTTAATCTAACAACTTTTCCTCCTGCCGCTTGAATTGCCTCTACTTCATTTTCAAATCTTACGTCGTCTACAATAGCCAACAGAGAAGAATCCATTTCTATGTCTTTTATTAATCTATCTGCCCAAACATCTTCATGTATTTTGCGGCATATTTCTGTGCCAAAGAATTGCAAAAACTCTCTAGCTGTCATCTTACCCTTTTTCCACTCCCAGCCTTTTCTTGCGTCTACAGGTAAGATTTTTTTCATAAGTTTTGAATCCGCCTTGGGCATGTCTTCCCATTTTAAATGAGTTTTCTTATTTTTCTGTATTTCTGAGCCAAACACCTGTTCTTCTTTAAGGCCAAAAAGCTCGATAGCCATAAGCTTGAGTGGAGTTGCTAAAGAATAACTTTTAATATAGGGCCACATATTATAAGAGGCCCAATCTACAAATTGAGCGTCTTTTCTGTGGACGTTAAGTTCCCCATAAGAATCTGGAGAAGGGTCTGTTGTTATAAGAAGCCTTCCGTCCTCTGTTATAGCAAAATTATCCACAACCCTAAATGCTCTCAACTGATACCCATGAATAAAATTAGAGCATGTTGTTTTGCCGGATTGTTTTCTTCCTGAAAATGCCAATATTTTTGTCATAATAAACCTTTATAACTGTGAAATTAATTGCTGTTGTAATTCTTGAACGGCTAAGTCTCCAACATCTTTAGCGTCAAGAGTTGGCCTGTAATAATTAAATCTTCTTCCGCATTTTTTTACAATTTGTTTTGCTGCTTTTTCACCTGCTTCATCGTAGTCTGTCATTATAATTATATTCATCACTCCTATTTCTTCTAAAATCACTAACTGTTCGTCTGTTAAAGATGATCCAAATATTCCTATAGAATTAGTAAATCCGGCCTCATGCATTCTCCATACGTCTCCCTGCCCTTCTAGCAGAAATACAGTTTTATCTTTTATTATAGCGTCTTTTGCAACATTTAACCCATAAAAGTAGTGTTTTTTAAATCCTTTGCTATGTAGCCACTTTGGTTTCATGTTGTCGTAGATAGCCCTACCTACACATCCAACATAATTATTTTGACCATCATAGATAGGAACAACGGCCCGATTGACCATTGGCTTGCTTTTATCTGTACAGTCTCCTACATCAAATTTATCTAAGGTTTCTGAGCAAAATCCCCTATCTAAATAATATCTTGAAGGCACTTGTATTTTAGATCTAACTTGATCTCTTGTGATAGCGGATTCAGAAACAAAAGAACGCTTCAAGAAAACATCTATAAGTTTTACTTCTTTGGCTGGCCTTATTGTTTCTGCCGCCTCTTTGGGCTGAGATATAGATTCACAAAATTTATAAGTGTCACTCAAAGACGCTATTGTTCCTGATTTTGTAGATAGGCAAGCTCTAATAAATCCAAATATATTCTGCACGTAATCTTCTTCACATGATCCCGTCCAGCACTTCCAGTTGCCTACTACATCTTCACCATCAGTGAAAATGCTACAACCTTCTGGATTATCTCCATTGTGAACAGGACATGGAAAAGAGTACCTGTTAGGATATTCTACATACTCAATATCTAATCTATCTAAAACTTCTGGAATACAATCTGCAAGAGCGTCACACGCTGCTGATATCTGATTCTGCGTCAAAGCTTTCATCTATTTCAAAACCTTCTTGTCTAGAGCGAGCATTATTATGAATTTCATTTCTTGTCATACCTTCTTCAAGCCTGCCTATCTTGCCAAACATTTTCATGCTTATATAATCACCATCATCTAAGCCCTCTCCATGTCTAGCAACAACAGGCACTAATTTTCTATTTCCGTTTTCTGGATTATCTTCTGCTTTCTCCTCGTCTGATTTTAATTTAAAAATTGTAAAACTTGTACACAGCCAAATTAGTCGGTCAGAACCAGACACGACATCTGTACTTTCTTTGGTTATACCGTCCCTATTTAGCTGCACGAAGCTTAAACAGGGCACATCATACTTAACCATAAAGTTATGGAGTTTGGTGATCTGAAAACCAAGAACCTGATATTCCTGCATGGACGGATTGATGCCATCAGAACTCATTAATTTAAGATAATCATAAATTATAACACAATCATTCGTCCTGCCCTCTTCATCAAATCCAACATGTTGGTAGATCCACTTTCTCATAATAGAAAGTATATTTTCAAATGACTGACCTGCAATACTGATATAGTGATATGGTATATCTTTAAGCTTTTCAGAAGCGGTGCGAACCTTTTCTTTTTCAATTTCGTTTTCAGAAAATTTACCAGTAGAAATCTTCTGGATATCCACACCGCTAATACTAGCAAGGATTCTGTTTAGATGATCTTCTTTGCCCATTTCTGTGTCTAAAACTAGAACCGGAACACTATTTGTGGCAACGTTGATAGCCACAGCATCACAGAACATAGATTTGCCAACTTTTGGGCGAGCAGCAATCAAGTCAACACACTTTCTTCTTAATCCACCACCAATAGCCGCATCATATCTAGCAAAACCTGTGGGAATACCAACAAAGTCAGAAACGTTTTCAGAAAGATAATCTAAATACTCTTCAACACCGTCGCCAATAATCTCTGTTTTATTGTCAGATGTTTGGTATATTTCAGATGTAACATCAAGAACCGGATTTTCCACCATAGAAATCATATCTACAATGTCTTCTTCACCAGTAATAGAATCCATGCTTTTTTGGCATGAGGCAAGAGTCTTTTTAAGATCTCTAGCAATTTTTAACTTTGCTATTTTTGCAGCGTGAACCTGCGCATTCTCTTGATGAGTTGACATATTGAAAAGAGAGCGTATAAAAGCCATCTCTTCTTTGTTGTTTATAACTTCTGCTACGCCCAAAGAATTTGCAGCAGACAAGATAGATGTAAGTTCTACCTTTGAATTTTCTGAAATAGTCTTGTGGATACAGCTAAACAGTATTTGGTTAACTTCATCTGTAAAGTATTCAGAATCAACAAAATCAATATCTAAATAACAGTCTAAACCATATTGACAAAGAGCCGCTAGTACGGCTCTTTCAGAAGCTAGATCTTGAAGATTGTTTTTTTTCTTCATTATCGAACTCCAATACACCTATCACAAGTAAACCAATCTCTAGCATGGGTTGGATGAACACTAACCTCTTTTCCGCATTTGCTACATTTTTGATTAACTTTCTGTACTGGTGGTCGTCGTCTTTCTGTTGGTTGAATATCCGGCGTTTTAAATTCTTCACCTTTTGCCTCGGTTCCATCATCCGTAAAAGAATTAAATCTTTTCGTTTCTGTTACCGGCATTCTTGTTTTTTCCTCGTTATCTGTTCTACTTATTGTAAAATCTAAATCTTGATCCCTTAGTTTACTTTTAGTAGCTTTACTTTTGTCAACCCTGACGGGTTTAGGTTTTTTCTGGGGTTCGCTTTTTAGGCTTTCTACACCTAGTGATTCGTTAATACTTTCTAATAGTGCTTGTTTTTGCTCTGTTGAAAGAGATTTGATAAATTCATCTAACATATTACCCTCATCGCGTTTTTGACAAATTGCATAGCGTATCCGCCATTCTCAATACTTTATTCGACTTTCCTTCTACCATAGCTAATCTTGCTTCTGCATACTTTTTTATTTTAAGTATTTCAGAGGCAAGAGGGTTTTCTTTTACAGCAGAATAATATTTCTGCTCCCATTTAGTATAGCCATTACCATAGTCATCCAGTGACTTAGATATTATATACCATATGCTTGAATCTGCCCAGTCTAAAGCGATTTTTTCTTTAGCTTTTATTGATTCAAGATGATCTGCGTATGCATACAACTCATAAGCATAAGCCAAACATTCTTTTGAAGATAAATGACTAATATCTTGTGCGCTCATATTAATCAGCGCTTCAATATCTTCTTTATGGTCTACCTTTGGTAGATTTTTACAGGATATCCATTCATCAATCGTCTGAAGAAACTCTTCTAATTTTCTCTCTCCACTCATCAATACCCTCATTAAAGTTTAATTCTACCAATTCTATTTCATTCATATCGCACCATTCTCTTTTATCAGAATCTCTAGCTTTCGCTTTATAGAATTCTAGCTTATTCTTAAAAAAGAACTTATTAAATTTATAATGCTGTTCTCCATGAACCTCAATCATGATTCTTCTAGCAGGAAGAAACAAGTCGGCACGAAGACTTTTACCGCCAAACTGATCTTTACTGCCGGGAAGTACCACCTCTTCAAGAATTGTATCATATGGATAAAATTCTTCAAGCAATTCTTTTGCTTTATTGTGAAGTTTTGAAGCGTTTACTTTTTTAGCGGCGGCAGAAAGAGGCATCCAGATGTAACCTTTCGCGTCTAGTCCCATTATTTCTATTTTCATAGCATGTCCTTGATTGTTTTAGCGAGAAGCTTGATACATTCTGGATTTTCTTTAAGATAATTGTATACCTTGGGTTGTCCTTGAAATTGAAAAGCTTTGATACATGCCGCCTCGTCTTCTAGATCTAGATCGGGCTTGAGTTTTTTCATAAGATCTTTATCTTCCAGCATAAACATCAATTTAAACCAAGCTCCACTACGATCTATAAGCGCTAGCTGCTGGGCAAGCTGTAGGTACTCTTGGCACTCATCAACACCCTCACCATAGCGAATAAAGCTCTGACAGTTGCCTCCCGGCGAACCCATAGATGAACACAGAATACGCCAATTCACTTGCTGACCAATAACTTCGCCACTTTCATCTGTCCAGGGTTTAACGGCTGGAATTTTCTCTCCACCGCCTTTAACTTCCATCCTTGTATCTGCCTGATACTGGATCTTTCTGCCACCATCAGCCATTTTAGCTGCACCCATTCCAGAAGTGTTGGAGATAGTATGGGTAATCAAGATCACCAATCCTCTTTGATTAGGAAGGACTTGTCCCATCTTTTTAGTAAAGATAGAAAGAATCTTTGGTAGGCCCGCTCTTGTTGGCGAAAAGTCGCCATCTAATTCTTTTTCTGCAATCAAAGATGATATAGAGTCAACAATCAAAACCGCACCATGATATTCTGGGTCGGTCATATATTTATATGCTGTTTCTAAAAATATTTCAGCAGGGATAGGCTTATCTTTTGGCTGAATAATTGTCATATTTTTAGGATCAAGCTCTGGAACTTCAAAGTTCATTTCCTTGAGCCTGCCCTCTGCATCAAGATAAATAATATGCCTGCCGTCTTTCTGGGCGTTTGCTGCAATTTGCATAGCGGTGGTTGTTTTGCCGCACTTAGGATCGCCCGAAAGCATCAACCAAGAACCTTCTTTGATGCCGCCTCCTAGCGCAATATCGAGCATAGGAGAAACAGACAACACCTTGTAGTCTTTTCTATTGCTTAATACATTTGTTCCAGAAACAAGTATGTCACCATATTTGTCTGTGATTTGTTTTTTCCAATCTTTAGTTTTTGCCATCTATTTTCCTTATCTTTGCAAAGAGGCTGCCAGATTTTTTAGGCTTTTTCTTTTTATATTTTTCCGTTGTTGGTTTTACTACTACTTTTTCTTTTTTAGATTCTTCTACTTCTTTTTCGTAGAAGGTTTTTAGACCTTTTTCTACAAACTTGAGAGGTAGAACAAACTTTTTACTTTTATGAAGAAAGCCCAAGCAATAAATATTGTTACCACTTGGGCTATTTAGATATCTAATTAAAGAGCTTTCACTATACTTTGATATAAGACTAGAAGCAACACGAATTTGAATTTGATATTCATCTTTTTGAGATTTGTTCCAAAATTTAAATTCAAGACTTCCGCAGTTTTCTTTTTCTCGTTTTCTGATACAAACTAATTCCGCCGCATATTGAGCGCCATTACACGGCTGCCCCGTTGATAAGCTCTTGTACTTTTTCGTTTTTGAGTTTTTCTGAGTCATTTCTAAAAATCATGTTTTTCAAGTTTTCGTGAGTCAATTCTCTTGTTTGCGCGCTTTGCTCAAATTCGTTAAACGGCCAAGTGTATTTTGATACATCAATCAAAGAACAATCATCTCTTAATAATGAAACAGTCAAAGTCTGAAATGATTGAGAATGACTACCATCCATAGCTTGATCTTTCGCAATACCCCTCATAACAAGAAGTCCATCAAGACCGTCTTCATTTTCAAAAAACACTTTTGATGGAGCGCCAAACATATGAAGCTCTACTTTGGCTGGCAATAGATTATTTTGTTTACAATAATCCTTGAGCCTATACCAAGGATTATCTAATTCAGGACGATCATAATCCCCATATACAATAGTGCCATCCGTTAGTGTTATTTTCCAGCTAATCATCAAATCTGTTTGGATTAGCTTTCTCATATATCCGTCTCTTGTCGTACAAACCATATTAGTCTCCTTTAATTTGATGAATCATGCCGCGATACCTTGATGGTGGCTCTGGTCGTTTTCTTGTTTTGTCAGACTCCATTGACGAAGCTTCTGTCATGACTACTATTCCTCTATCTTTATTTCTAGCCAGCAAATTAGAAGCGGCGCTTGCTTTTTTAGGTTGCGAAGCGTGTTTTTCAGATAAGGCTTTTTCTACATAATTAGATACAATCTTTGCAGATCTATCCATTGACTTTGCTAGCTCAGTAACATCCATTTCCAAGTTACTACGAATATGATCTTTTTCTTTGTTTGAAAGCGGACCCTTTTTCATTTAATTCTCCTGTGACAATCTTCTGGATCTAGTAAAATATAATCGGTTTTTAGTTTCAAGATATTTAACATATTGATTAAAAGATTTTTCATTAACCTTTTTAAAATCGCTTAGTTGTGTTTTAAGATTATAGTCTATAGCATGAGGGTCTACAAGCTCACCCCTGCTAAATCTTACATAATACCTGATAGATGTTCTGTCTTCTGCTTCTGTGGTAACTCTTTTAGCAAAAGCCACTTTAGCATTTTCACAGCCCATTCCTACCTTGTCGTAAA